AGGGATTAGTTGAGACAGAAGTGGAAGAGCTGAAGCCAGAACTGATTAGGAATCTTAAAATTAGATGGGGAAACCTGGAAGAGTATGATCTACTGTGGTTGGAAAACTACTATAATAGTATTTTGGCAGACTATAATGTTCAGGCTGAAACCCAACGTGACCAATTTAGAAAAATCTGCCGTATGTCGCTAACTATTGACAAAATGCTCCAACAGGGACAAATTGACAAAGACTTTATGACCCAATATAATAACTTTATGACCAGTGCGCTGAAGAATGTAGAGAAAAACCAAAGTGGCGCTATTACTTCTGTAGGTCAGATTGTTGAATTCATCGAGCGTAACGGATATAAAGCTAAATTCTATGATGGAATTAGTAGAGATGAAATAGATAGAATTATTGAGAATATGAAGGAATATGTTGGAGACTTGGTGCGGGGAGAAACAAATTTACCAGAAATTTATGCCCAGGTTAAACAGAAGTATGACCGCATGAGCGGAGATAAGGCAAAGGCCGAGCTGGAAGCCCTGGAAAGCGGTGCGGAAGATTTAGGCATAGATGCCGATACTGATGATGATATAGACATCGAAGATTACGAGGTATAGCCATGTGGAAACAGCTTACTACCTCTAATATGGATATCGCCATGGAAGAATTCCAGGTAAGGATGAAGAAGGATACCGGGTTACTTAAACTCGGTCCTGATAACTCCACCGGACAAAAGGCAGTAACAGAAGAAAGATTAATGAAGATTTTGCCAGAGTTGGAACAGTATTATGAGTTGTGGCTGGCTTATCCAGATAAGTTAGTGGATTTGCTTATGCCAATAGACACCCAGTTCAAGCTCCTTCCATTCCAGATTTTGGCGTTGCGGGTAAATCAGAGACACAAACTCGTCTACCAAACCGCTACTAGAGGTTATAGTAAATCGTTTATTGCGATTTTAGGAAAACTTCTTGAGGGTATGTTACTTCCAAGATCTAAACTTTCTGTGGTTTCTGAGTTTAAACAGCAGGCTGCACAGATTGGAAAGGAAAAAGTTGATGAGCTTAAATATCTTATGCCTATGTTGGCCAACGAATTAGATGAATCTCATGGTTCAGGTAAGGCAAATAGTAAGGACTTTTTAAGAGTAGTGTTAAAGAATAAGAGTCAGCTTGACATTGTTTCTGTAGAAGACTCAACTAGAGGTGGTCGTAGACATGCTATTCTTCTGGAAGAAGCAAAAGACCTTCCAGGCCAACAGATCAACGCAGTTGTTCTTCCTTTGCTTAATATCGCAAGAAGAACCTCTATTGGGGAGTTAAACCACAATGAGCCGCACCAAAAACAAACCTACGTAGGTAGTGCGGGGGTACGAAACAGTTTCGCATATGACAAGTGCATAGAGATACTGGTGACTTGTGCTTTGGATCCTAAGAAAGCCTTCAGTTGGGGCGGAGATTACAAAATCCCTGTTTACTATGGCCTTCTAGATGAAGAGTTTGTTATGGACCAAATGAACTCTGGAACGTACAGTGAGGCAGACTTTGCTCGTGAGTATGGGTCTAAGTGGACTAGTGAAAATGAGGATAGCTTATTCAGTTATGAAGCTTTGACGAAGATTCGAAATCTGAGAAAAGCAGAGTGGAAAGCAGAGGACAGGGACAATATTTTCTACATACTTTCTGTTGACGTAGCGCGTTCTGCGGCTAGAACTGTTTTTGAGGTATTTAGAGTAGAGATAGGTGAGGATTTTTTCACTAAGAAGTTGGTAAATATCCAAACTATTCAAGGCGGATCTTTCTTCTACCAAGCTTTGCGGATTAAGGAGCTGGACTCTAGATTTAACTTCAATAGGATTGTTATTGACGGTAACGGTCTTGGAGTTGGACTGATAGACGTTTTAATGGAATCTAACGTTGATCCAAATACTCAAATTGAGTATGGACCATATAATGTGGATAATGTTAAAGAGTATCCAATATACTCTAGTAACCAAAAAGTAGGAGCCCCTCCAAAGATTTATGTAATTAAAACGAACGGAAGCTCTGCTGGACAGATTCATACCCAGGCCTACAGTGAACTTTTCTCCGGAAGAGTGAGATTGCTTGTTGATACTAAGGTAGCCAGACAAAAGCTTTTAGCCACTGAAAAGGGTAAGAAGATGGGGATTATAGAGAGAGATAGATTCTTATCTCCTTACAATAACACCAACTTACTTGTGGATGAAACTGCGAATATTAAAATTAAAAAAGCCACCGTTAACTTCATTGTAGAAATGATTGATGGAGGAAAAGAGAAGGATACTTTCTCTGCTCTAGAGTATGGTCTTCACTATATATTAAATATAGAGCGAGAGTATTATAGTAAGAAACGTAAGAATAGACCTAAATGGAGTAGCGCTATGATGATGAATTAGGGGAGGAGTAACAGGTTTGATAGGAGAAATTTTTGAATCCAATAATTGCGGCAAAATGGAAGTCGTGGATGCAGAGGGTGGTGGAAAATATCGAGTTAAGTTTTTATCAACGGGAACAGAGGTAATTACAACTGCAACGAACATCCGAAAGGGTGCGGTGAAAGATAGGTTCTACCCAACCGTGGCGGGAGTAGGATATTTGGGGTTGGCTACAACTACAACGAATCCAAAGTTATACGCAAGATGGAAAAGAATGCTTCAAGCCTGTTATGACCCTTTCCATGTTGATTATCCCTCCAACGGAGCCATCGGGGTGACAGTTGATCCCCGTTGGTTTAGTTATGAAAACTATCAGGCTGATATCGTAGACATATGGGAGAAGAGTGGCTCTCCTACAAGGTATCGGCTTTTCAGAGCTGGTTCTAGTTTTGCGCCTGCCACGATACTGTTGGTGGCGGGAAAATAAAAAAGAATGTTGGAACTGTGAGATTGAAAGGCAAGGAAGAGACTAAGGGGTAAGAGGGTCTGAAAAGACCCTTTTAAATTGGTATTATTCCAAGGAAAGGCGGGTGAATAGCAGAAAAATGTCAAACGAAGAAATTAAAACAGGTAGAATACCTTCTTTTTATCAAGTTCTTCCAGGAGCGCCAGCGACTGCAATAGATAGGACCTATATCCAAAGGTTTACTGTTAGCAAAGAGGCGATCCTAAGAGCGATTGAGACAAAAGATATCAACCAACTAAGAAGCTATTCTCAATATTTCTTTCACGCCAGTGGGGAATACCGTAGACTAGTTGAGTATTTCGCAAAAATACTTACTTTTGACTTTGTTGTGGTTCCTATACTACATGATGAAAAAGGAAAAGATAATACAAGATTTCAAAAATCTTTTAAAATTATTCTGGATTACTCCAACAAAGCTCATATTCAAGAAACTGGTCGTCTAATCGCCCATACCGTTATTAAGGACGGTGCATTTTATGGATACGAAAGAGAGTTAGATAATGACTATATTCTCCAACAGCTACCTACATCTTATTGCAGAACAAGATATAAAATCGATGGAAACTTCGCAGTTGAATTTGATTTTTCTTTCTTTGATCAATATCGAAAAGAAGAAGACAAAGTTCTGGCATTTAACTCATTCCCACCCGAGTTTTTAAAGATGTACCAAGCTTACCTCAACGATAAACAGACATTTAGATGGCAAATTCTAAATCCTGATTTCGCAAGAGCTCATATGCTAACAGATGAAGTACCAATGTTAGCAGCAGCCTTCCCAGACCTTATTGAATTAGAAGAGTTTAAGAAGATTGATAAACAGCGAGCCGAGGGACAAATTGATGAAATAGTCGTTCAAAAGATTCCAGTTACGGAAGATGGCGAACTTACTTTAGAGTTAGATGAAATTAAAACTATCCATGAAAATGCGAAGGGAATGCTTGCAGGAACTCGAAAACGAGTCTTGACAACTCCCGCAGAGATCACTCCATTAACCTTCTCCGATTCCAATAAAACGATTCAAGATGATGTAGAAAAGGGCCTAAGAACTGTTTATAGTTCCGCAGGAACTCCTATGATATTATTTTCAGCTGGTTTAGATGGAGGAAGCGTAGGATTAGAGAGATCTATCAAAATTGATGAAGCTGTAATGTTTGAGCTTTTAGATCAATTTCAACGTTGGTATGAGGTGCGTTTCAGAAAAATCGTTTCTGCAAACAAACTATTTTCTTTTGATATATTGTTCCCTCAAATTACAATATTTAATAGAAAAGAGATGTGGGAATTATACCAAGGTGGGGCGTCATTAGGTTTCCCAACAAAATTACTTTCTATGGCAGCTTTAGGAGTAAATCAGTCAGAGATGGCTGCGTTAATGTATTACGAAAATGAAATACTTAAGCTGCATGAGAATATGCAACCTGTCTCAAGTGCGCATACTCAGTCTGGCGAAGGCGAAGCGGGTCGACCACAGGAAGAGGGAGATATTTCTGAGGAAGGCGAAGCAACTAGAGCCGGAGAAAAAAATAAAAATAGAGCAGAAGGGAGCGATTAAAGATGGCTAAAAACTTTCTTTACGTCTTTACCTCTGAACTAGCACAAAAACTAGAAGAAGAAGGATTAAAATTACATAATCACAGCACACAAGGAAAAGAGCATTGGGTATTTTTACTTGATGTTGAAAACCTTCCTAAAATAGTTTTTACTTTTTCAGCTGGTAATGATTATGTAGTATCCAATAAAATGTTCTTTTAAAGGAGGGAAGAAAAGAAGAATGAACAAGTTTTTAAGACTACCCTTAGTTTATGAAAAACAAGATTTTAACGATGACCGCTTTGTAAAAGTGAGAGTTAAGGTAATGCACAATGGTTTAAACTTAAATGGTTCAAGCTTCTCTGACGCTGCAATTGAAAAAGCCGCGGCTACACTGAAAAATATCCCTCTGTTAGCTTTCGTTAAGAAAACAGATGGTGTAGACGACGCAGATTTTGCTGGTCATGAATTCGAGTATAGATGGGACGAAGATGGTATTAAATATACTTATCTAGGCAGACCAATTGGTATGATTCCTGAAACCAATAACTATACATACGAAGAAGATGAAAATGGAATTAAGTTTGTTTACGCAGACGGATACATTTGGACCGATTATGCCAACGAAGCATTAGGGATTATGCAAAGAGATGGCAGTAAGAGTGTTTCTATGGAGATTAGGGTTAATAGCTATAGCGACAATGAATCTGTGCTTGAAATTACAGATTACAAATACACTGGGATTGCGGTTTTAGGAGACGATGTTCCTCCAGCAATGATGGGAGCCAAAGTTGATATTGCAAACTTCTCAGCCGAAGGCTTGGGTGAGTTTGTTGCTAATTTCAGTGCAACTCTACAGGAGGCATTAGAGCCTAATCCTGAGGAGCCAATGGAACCAGAATTTAGCTCAGACCCAGAACCAGAAGTTGTTGAACCAGAAGTTGAACCAGAAGTTGAACCTGAAATGGTTGAACCTGAAAGTTCTCCTGAACCAGAAGTTACCGTTGAGGTTGACTTTGAAAAAGAATTGGCAGAAATTCAAATGGAGGCCGCTAGTCTCAAAGAAGAGTTGAAGACAATAAGAGCCGAACTAGAATTTCACAAAGCCGAATTACTTAAAACCCAGGAAGAAAAAGTTGAACTTGAGCAGTTTAAAGCTAGAGTGGAGAAAGAAGAATTCTCCATAAAGGTTAAGGAACTTATTGCAGACTTCTCTGATTTAGAGGAGACTGAGATCAATGAAATTATTTCTAATAACACTAACTTAGAAGAAATCGAATTAAAGCTTTTTGCCGCAAGAGGTAAAAAAGCTTCAATAAAGGCTCCTGCTCAAAAAATTCAAACTTATGGTGTCTGGGATTCTCAAATCCGACAAGACAAAGAAACTAATGAACCCGTATGGGCTAGTTTAGTTAAAAAATATTCCGAAACCAAATAAAGGAGGAAATAAATTATGGCATTCGCAAGAAAAAACAAATCTGTTGTAGAAACTAATCATGTTTCTGCTGTTAGAACAGGTAACATCAAGGCACAGCACAAAGCTCACACTGACCTTGAGAACGGTATGGCAGTAACAGTTGACGACATTGACAAAGTAGTTAAAAAGGCAGGCTCTACTGTCGAGGTTGGGGATCTTTATTTACATGTAAGTGAGGAGCAACTTTATGAATCACATCTGGGAAGAAATGCTTTCTATATTAAGGCTGGACAATATCCAAGATGTTTAAAATTAACAGAAGGCGACATTTTTGAGACCAACGCTTTAGCCACAGGAGAAGACGTGGTTTATGCGGTAGAAGATAAGCTTACTGTTATTGGCGGACTATGGACTAAGTCTACATTGGGCTCAGAGGCCAAAGTTGCAGAAATCGTTGAACTAGTTACTCTACCAAACGGTGAGCCTGGTGCAAAGATCAAAATCATCAAGACTATCCCAGCAGTATCTTAATAAAGGAGGAATAGACGTATTATGGAAAAAAATATTTTAGTTGCGCTTGGCGTTGACGTATATAAAAATAAGCCTTCAGCTCAGTTTAGCGTTGAAGAGATGCAAGAGACTTTTAGAAAGACTATTGCAGAAAAAGTTCTGAACGAACAGGGTCAAATTGACTACTACAAATGGGAACAAAACAAAATTCAAATCTTCGAGATTATGTCCGAGATTCTAGCAGAAATCGAACCTAAGAAACTCACAAGAGCTTTTGAGCAGTTCGCAGAAGTTAAGAATGTTCCAAACGGTCAGAAAGCAAGATTCAGAATCAAGAGAGGCGTTAGAAACGTTAAGAGATTCATCACCAGAGTAGCTCTTGCCGGTGTTTACGAGAGAGTAAGACTGGATAGAGACTACATGGATGTAGACACCTATGCACATGGTGGAGCAATCTATCAGACAATGGAAGGTTTCCTTTCTGGTTCTGAGAGTTTAACAGAGCTTCTTGACATCTTTATGATGGAGCTAGAAGAGGCTGTTTACGCTGATATTATGACAGCTCTTAATGGTATTGCAGCTTCTTTACCAGCTGCTAACAAAGCTACAGGAGCTTTCTCCGCTGCAGAAATGAATAAACTACTAGCCACTGTTTCTGCTTATGGAACACCTGTAATTCTTACAAGTAGAGCTTTTGCTATGGCCAAACTTGTTCCAGAGAGCGGTTGGGTTTCTGACGCAGCTAGAGAAGAAATGAGACAGCAAGGTTACCTGGGAAGATACAACGGCGCTGACGTTGTAATTCTTGAGCAAACTTTTGCAGATCCTACCAACAGCACTAAGCTGATTGATGAAGATGTGGCTTATATTATCCCTGCCGGAGCAATGGAGAAACCAATCAAGGTTAGCCTTGAGGGTGATATCAACATTCGTGAAGTGCAGAGAGAAGACTGGTCTACAGAGATGCAGATCTACAGAAAGCTTGGCGTAGCTATTCTTAATGCTAACCACATTGGTATTTACGAGCTATAGAATTGAAAAAGGGGCGGGAAACCGCCCTTTTAATTTTGAATTAAAAGGAGAGAAGGTTAATGGAAATTAATAAAAGAGAAGAGCTTACCGACAAAAGTTTGGTAAGAGTATATAATGAGTATGGCGGAACAGTTTTATACAAAACAGACGCCTATTCAAGACAGATTCCGGCAGACACATACAGAGACGTTCCTCTGGCTGAGCTTAAAGATTTGATTATCATTAATGGGAAAACAAAACTTTTTGACAAGGGTTATCTTGTAATTAAAGATAATCGAGTTAGAGAGCTGCTTGGACTTGAGTTGCTTGGGGAATACAATCTTGATAAAGATATGTTGAAGGCTTTATTAGTAGAAGCAGATCTCCATAAAATTGAAACTTTCCTACAATATACCTCAGATGCTAATTTAGACAAATTAGTTAGGGTTGCGGTAGAAACTCCTGTAAGAAATCTTGATGTAGCTAATTTAATTCAAGCCTACAGCGGAATTAATATTATTAATGCTATCCGAGACAGGGAAGAAGAGAAGGTAGCTCAAACCGGAGTAAGACAGAGAGTTGACGGAAAGGCACCTGAGGTTCCAACTGCGACTCCAGTGAGAGGTCGAATCAAACCACAAAGCTAATAAGGGAGGACTATTATGACACCATACAGTGATGTATATAAGTCTTTCTTAGGCGAGGTTCAAGATGACTTTTACGCTTCTAACGATGTAGCGGCCATCGAGGCCGATTTAACAGTATTGTTAAATAAAGCTATTCCTCAGTTTTCTTATCCAAAGGTAAATATAAGAGACAAGGATGACGCTAGTCAAACTTTCAATGTTGAGTTGGATCTTGATGAAATAGAAATTTTAGCCACCGGAATGGTGGTCGCTTGGGCAAGACGTCAATTAAATAACATAGATAGCTTAAGGCAGTCTATGACTACAAAAGACTTTAATACCTATTCTCAGGCGCCCCATATCAATGCTTTGATAAGAGTGGCGGATAATGCGGAAAAGAGACTAAAAAGAATGTTAATAAAATATTCAGTAAAACGCAAAGATGGCTCTAACCGCTTAGACGAATTGGGGTGAAGAGGATATGAAAATAGTTAAAACAAAATACCATGGTGAAATTGATTTTGAAAAATATCAAGATTACACTGTGAAAAGCATTTTTAAACTTCTACCTCTAAAAGAGAAGGACCAAGAATGGGAAACTTATTTAGATGGGCTTCTAGTTGAGTTAAATGGCATGAATATTCTAGTAGAAGAAGTTAATCTGGCCGCATTAGTAGCAAAACTTGAAGGATTAAGAGAAGTAAGTGAGCATAAACTATTTAGAAAAATAGTTTTTGATTGCATAGATTTAGTTAAGAAAATTCCAAGCAAGTAGGTGATTAGATGAGTTATCTAGACAACTATCGGTCAAGGATGTTCTTTGGAGACGATGCGGTTCGAGAAAGAAAGGTAGCAGAAGCTAGGAAGCGTGCGATCAAGCATTTTATGCAAGATCCCTCAGCGTTCACTGTGACAGCAGAAGAACCTAATGGAACAAGAGTTCAGAAAAGGATAAGGGTTATAAATGAATCAGTATTGAAACAGTTAAACCCAGAGAGAACCTATAGTAAATTTATAGTTCCGCACCCAGATGAACCAATGAAACCAGGAACAATGCTTTTCGGTCTATATGAAGTAGATTGGATAGTTACTGCTGTAACCGGGTTGGGAGATGTTCATCAACAAGCTACTTTACAAAAACTTAATGAAGTTTTGTCTTACAAAGATGAAAAAGGAATTGTGCAAGAATTTTATGCTGCGGTAAACGGAGTATCAAGATTAGGTGACGGTATATTAGATATGAACCTCTACATGTTTCCAGACGAAATGATTAAAGTAAGAGTTCAAAGTACCGAAAAAACAAGAAGCTTGAAGCCTAACATTAGATTCAAAGTTGCAGAAAAATACTATACACTAATGAAAGTTGATAACTATACCGATGAGGGAGTTATCAATTGGATTGCTAGACAGGATTTAGAAGAACATTCTGATATCGCTCCTCCACCTCCAGCTCCAGTGGTTGGAGATATAATGGGAGCGGATAAAATAACTAGAGCAAAAACATACACTTATACTGCCCCTGATGGAGTGGTCTCCTGGAGTTTAAGCTCAAACATTGTTGACAATGTAGTTATCTTAGAGTCTAGTTCAAGTAGTGCAATTCTAAGGGCAGAGAAAACCCAACTAGTTAAGTTTACTCTTTCTGCGGAGTATGCAGACGGGACAGTAAAAGAAAAGGAAATACAAATTGTTTCACTTTTCTAAAGGAGGTTAAGGATTGAGCACAGTACGAGGTTTAAAGGTCTTGTCGGACTACAAGCAAAAAATTATGGAAGCGTTAATTTCTGATGATGAGCTTGTAAAGGCTATTGCAAACAATGGTGAAAATTTCTTAGAGCAAGAAGTTGAGAATCCGGCAGATTTAATTTACAAACAAATTTTTCCATACAAATGGACAGCGCCTCAAATTCCTGATAGAAAAGAAGTTTATATAACAATGAATTTTGCTATAGACAGATTAGATGGGGGAATATTCAATAGAATAGGTGTAGTAATTTATGTTTTTGTTCACAAGGACATAATGAGAATTTTTGATGGTGAGCAATATCATCTTAGATCTGACTATATTTTACAAAAAATAGAGTCCTTGTTACACAACTCCACTGACTTTGGAGTTGGAAGGCTTGAGCTTGTTGATAATGGAGACATCTTTTTATCAACCGACTTACCAGGGTTTTTCCTGGTCTTTGTGACGACAGATCAGGCGGCAAGGTAAATGAGAGCAATCCACGAAACTTTTCTTAGAGGTAAGAAATATCCTGTTGGGAAATTTAATATAGTTTTACCAACCTTAGATGAGATTTTTAATCTGGGAACTTCTAACTACTATGAAAATCTTCAAGCCATTATTATGGATTTCTCAGAGCTAGACTTGAAAGAGCTACCTGAAGATATCACAGATTTTGAGATATTTTATGCTATCCTTTCTTCAAGTAAGGATTATGCAAACACTTTTTTTGAAGGAATGAAGCTTTTCACAGATTGTACTTTTGTTAAAGAGCAAAATGTGATTGCAGGGATAAGATCAAATGAGAACAGGGAGCTATATCTTGTAGATATTCTGACAGAAGAAAAATGGCTAGAAATACGAAAAATCCTTTCTTTAGCCCACTGGCAAAAAGAGCCTAAAAGGTACTCTTATGCTGACCAAAAAGCTAAAGAGATCATGGAAAAATTAAGAAAGAATAAAGAGCTTGTAGATAAAATTAAAAAGAAAAAAGGTGAGGGTGGTTTAGAGCTATATGAACTTATAGGAAGTGTTTGTACTTACTCAAATAGTTATAACTTATTTAATATTTGGGGTTTAAACTACTATCAATTCTTTGATCAATATTATAGAATAGATGCAG